CATTTCACCAGCTAAGCCGATGTGATCGTGGACGGCCCACGGATGAAGGTATAGGCTGGTCGTCGCACCTTCTGGATAGCCGCAACGGTTCACATAGTGAAGTTGCAGAAAATCCGTTTTCTGTGCTGCGGTGGGAAACAGCGTCAGGGTGTCGGTGGTGCTCATTGTGCGACCTCATTAACGAACCAGGCCAGCGCTTCCTTCTGTGCATCATCCAGCCAAAGGAAGTCAGCAGCCGATGCCCAGCTGAACCAGAAGCGCAAGCTGTCGGCGTCGACGTGTCCGTGCAAGCCGAAGTCACCAGTGACCCAGCAAGACGGACCACCAACAGTCAGCCACACTTTGAAGCTGTCAGGCTGACCGTCGAAGTCACAACCAGCGGACCAGGTGGCCGAATAGTCGACACCTAGGCAAGCGCTGCAACAAGCGTCCCAAGCAGCGTCGCGGATGTGGTCGGCGGTGAGGTCGTCAGTGTCAAAGTTGAAGCCAGCGTCATCGCAAATCTCGACGGCATCAGCAGACAAGGGGAACAGCTTTTTGTCATCGTCCCAGAGATTGGCGAAACGGTCCAGCTCATAGATGGCCTCAATGGTGGCCAGTTTTGCTCTGGCGTTGTCTTGGCCGGTGGTTTCAGTTTTTGGTGTCGTTGTCATAGGTGGCGATCAATTCGACTCCTACAGTAGAACACACAAAACGGCAGCCTGTCAACCGATCCAGTCCAGGAATTCCAGTTTGTCCGAGAATTCCGAAATTTGCCAAAATCTCGTCTTATGTAGTAGGGTTGGCATGATCACGCCAACACTATGGCAACGACCCAAGAGATTGAACAGCGCCACTCCGTCATCCGTGGATGGCTGGAAACTGGCGCTAGCCACTCCACAGTGGCAACCATGATCAGCGCCCGCTTTGGCCTGAGCCGCTCCACCGCTTATTCAGACATCGGCAAAGTGCAGGCCACCATCGACGCATCCGATGACGGACCAAGCACTGAGGAGACGTCTGAGCATGACGTGAATGGCGTGCTTGGCATGTTGCAGCATCAGTTCAACATCGCAGCCGCTAATGGTGACGTCCCAGCCATGACCAAGCTGGTGGCCGCCATTGACAAGGCCAAAAAATGGCAAGGCTATTCGCTAACGATCCAGGGATCAGCCAACAACGGTTACGTCTAGAGGCTGAGAATCATGAGACTCAAAACTAGAGAAGGCGTTGCCCTTGCGGTGACGGTCCGCTGGCATGATCACGAACCAGAAGGAATCATTTTCTTCCGGTACGACAATCAGGTCCTGTGCAGCAGTTATTACCTGAGCACGTTCCAAGCCATCCCTGATGGTGAGGGCCTCACTCTTGACGGTGGGGTTTACGACAGGAAAACACTTTCAGCGTTGCAGGTGCGAAGCTGCAAGCGGTTTATCCAAGCGTGCCAATCCCTACGTTCCAGCTCAAGCAGCTAAGCCGTCGAAGTAAGTTTCGCAACGTTCCAGGAATCTGGATTCCGCGCCTCGCAGTTCGAGTTCACTTAGTTCTCGCAGCTGCGGGGCTCCGGTGCGGCGTGCCACCACCACATACGCTCCACTCGCCTTTATGCCGGTGAGACTCTTGAGACCCAAACTGTATGCGCCTAATTGGTCGATGTAGTTGGTGAGCATCTCTTCGCTTCTTTCGCGTTGACTGGTTTTCCAGTCGATAAGCATGGGGCCTTTGCCTTGAATGTCCAGCAGGGCATCGCACGTACCAGCAAAACCGGCTGAATGGTGAATGGAAAATTCGACTGCATGAATGGCGGTTACGTTCTTGCCGATCCAGCTGCGTAGACCGCGTGCGTAGCCAGCAGCGCTCCAGGGGACTCTAGGAGCGCCTTGAATGGCCCTTTCGAGGCCCCAGGCGGTGATGCTGCCGGGGCAACGTTCCAGGCCGTCCTTGGAGGTTTTCCAGACGTTGCGTTTGTTGGCGGCTTTGCGGGCTAGTTGGGAGCCTGTTTTGAGGATGTATTCCGCGTGGTTATGGGCAAGGGTTCCGCGTGTTGCAGCGGTTTCCCGATCTTGTTCGCTACCTGGACGAGCCAGCCAACGTTCCAGGGCTTGCTTTTGATGATCCGGCGCCGTAGCTCCCAATATGTGGGTGACGCTATGAAACACGCTGCCAGCGTTGTCCCGATAAACGCGCCAGTTGAAATCGGTTCCGGAGTCATCACGTACCAGGGAACTTTTTCGGAGGTTAATTAACCTGGCGTGTGAATCTTCAGCCATGTGAGGGTCAGCTGATTTACCTTCGGATCGATTAGATGGTGTGAGCTTACCCAGCCTTTTTGGTCTCCGACAGTAATACGAACCATCCCGTCAGGTTCGTTGTAAATCTCGGGATTAGGAATTCTGTGTTCGGCCATACGTTCCATGGTTTTTATACAGCTGATATAAGCCGATAAAAGTGCCGTGGAAAGGGTGCTCCTCTAAATCGCGGAGGTCGGCGTAGTAAAGACGTTCCAGGTATTCCGCTCTTGCTTGCTGTTCCTTGACGTCTTCCGCTCCGTAAGCCATGCAAATACTATTTCCCAAACTGATACTAACAAGAAAAAAGCCGTCGGCGCTCATTCCGACGGCCCAGTCCCCTATCCCGACCCAGGTTACTACAACTCAACGGGTGTAGCAAACACCTCGGTAACAAAGGTTGGGGGTTTTAGCGATGGCGTTTTGTGCAACTTGCAGAGCTTGCTTCTTCTGCTGCTGCTTTTGAATGAGGCTCAGGACGTTCATGGGTTTGGTAGCAACGGTTACTAAATAACATATATCGGGTTTAGTTTTGGTGGTGTTCGTCCCAGCACAACGACAAAACCCCCAGCCGAAGCCAGGGGTTCTGAAGCTCGCTCTGGCCTGTAGCTGCACAAGGACTGCTACAGGAAAGAAACAGATGCCACACGTAATGACCAGCATGCAGATGGTCGTTCCAGCCGGTGATGAAGCGGATGGTATGTGATCACTGGACCTGAGTTACCCCAGGGCTAGTGGTAATGACGTCACAAGGGCACGAAGTCCGCCGCAACGAAAATTACTCAGAAAGAATAGCACATCAGTCGGCCTTGAATGGGTGGCCGCCGGTAAGAAGGCGGGTGATGTCAAAGCCGTTCTTCACCGCTTCGTCCCAGGCTGCATCGACTGTTGCTTGAGTGTCCTTCTTGCGAGGTACAGGGCGCAAGCCGTACATGTCGGGGGAGACGGTGGCGGCCTTCGTCATGATGAAGTCCCACTCGGTCATGTCGCCGTACTCCTCGACTTGTGAAATCTCGTCGAGTTCCTTTTGCAGTCCCTTCTGCGTCATGCTCAGCACTTGCACACGCTTGTTGTCGAAGTTGTAAATCGGCATTGCGATGGCAAACTTCTGCGGCTCTTCCGTTCCATCGTCCTTGAGACGGCGGCGGTAGTTAGCGCCCATCTCTTCTTGGATGTCGTCAGCAGATGCTTCTGCGGCAAAGCGAAACGGCTTGCCTTTGCCGGTCTCGTCTTCGCCCCAGACCTCGAAGTAGCAAAGGGGCTCGTTAGCCAGAATGGCAAAACGCACTTGGCCGTCAGCTTTGACTTTGCTGGGGCTCAGGTAGTCGTTGCGGCTGCCGCCTCCTCCTTTGAAGGCGTCACTGTGTTCTTTGGGGATGAAGCTCATGGTTTAGATGCTGCGGGCTATGCCCAATGCCTCTCAACCTTACTACAAACGCAAGGTTTGACATCCTCCGTAGAATAAAAAAATCCCCAGTGCCCGTCGAAGCAACTGGGGATCTAGGTAGTCCCGTTTGGGACTCGTTTTGTAGTTCTTTGCAACTTTAACAGATGTCGAAGCTTCCTGCTTTCGTTCGCTCGCTTCCAAGCGCATGGGCTACCTGCCCCATCTACGCCAAAGGCGTCAAGCTTCCCTCCGGTAAAGAGGCTTGCGGTAAGTCACCTCTCGGTAAGACGCACCACGAAGATTGGTCTCCTGCTGAGACTGCTCTGCACATTGAGCGGAATCCTGAGGAGTTTAAGGCCGTTGGTGTCTTTACCGGACCACGCAGCAATGGCCTGGTCATCCTCGACATTGACGCCAACCTGGCTCAACTGAAAAAGAAGTGGGGCCAAGACCTCAAGGCTGCGCCGGTTGTTAAGTCAGCCAAGAAAAATGCGGCCAAGTATCTCTTTTACGTCCCACGGGAGTATTGGGGTGAGGTTGATGGCCTGAGCCTTAGCGCCAGCAAAGAGGGCTGGGAGGTGCTGTGGGGCCGTCAGGGGCTTGTAGGCGGCGATTACAAGGATCAGGGTGTCTACACGCAGGAAGGCGACTTCGAGGCCATTCCAGAGGCTCCTGAGTGGCTTCTGGCGTACATGAAGGAGTCTTTTCGTGGCAAGCAAAAGGCTGACGAAGGTAAGAAAGACCCTCGTTATGGGATGCGCTCCACCGAGGAGCTTTGTCTGATCGTCAAAAACTGCCTGTCGGTTGTGCAGCCGCAGGGACGTGGCAGTGAAGACCAGTGGTGGCGCATTGGCGCAATGATTCACTCTGAGCTGCCTGGTGATGAGGGGCTCGACCTGTGGCGTGAATGGTCGCGGCGTGACGATGAGTACGCCGAAGATTGGGAACAGAACGATCCATGTGCTGATCGCTGGGATTCAGGTTTCAAGTCAGGCGGTGGTCTTGGCCTAGGAAGCCTTATTTCGTTGGCTGATCATTACGACCCAGATCGAAACCGCTTCGTCAATAACCCTGCTGTCAAACAGGTTTTGGATGAAATTAACCTGTTGCCGCAAAATTGGCGTCAAATTTATCCTTCTTTTGAGAAAAGTATTGAAGAGCTTGAAAAAATTTTTAGTACAAAAAACCCTGCCGAAAAAGAATACAAAATGGAGATGTTGCGTAATGAATGTAACCTTAGAGATACGGCCAAGCTAACTTCTATTTATGCTAAAAATTTAGCTTATGAAAATAACAAAAGCGAAATCACTTATTCAGAACTTCTCAAAACCGATTTAACTAAAGAGTATTTGATTCCAGATGTTTTGCCGTTTCCTGCCGTTGTTCTTATTTACGGAGCCGGTGGTGATGGAAAATCTATGTCGGCTTGGGCTTTGGCAAAACATATTGCGCTTGGTAATCCCTTTGTTGTCAAGGGAAGACCCGTCCCAGTGCAACAAGGCCCTGTTTTAATTTTAAACGGTGATCAACCAAAGGTTTCGCTTAAGGAACAACTGCTTGCTATGGATTTTCCTGAAACAAGTAATTTAATTATCAAGAGTGAATTTGATATAACCAATTTACCAGAGTTTAAAGACTTGGTTGAGAAATACAGGCCCAAATTAGTGGTTATTGATTCTCTGATAGGCTGTAGTGTCGGTGCTTTTGACGAAAATAAATCTGAATTTGCTAATCCTCTGTACGAATTGACTAGGGGGAATGGCTCTAATTTTCCTGCAACCACAATTGTGGTTATTCACCACGCCAATAAAACCGGAGGTTTCAGGGGCACCAGTGCCATCCGTGATGCGGTGGACGAAACCTGGGCATTGAAGAAGCCCTCTAAGGAGCAGGTGGAGAAGGGGAACGCTCCAGGGCACTCCCGCCTCATAACCATCGAGAAGAGCCGTTCTGGGCGCTCTGGGACGTGTCTGGCGATGCGTATGGAGGACGACCTCAGCTTCTCTATCAGCGACTTCACCCCAGAGGTAGACCAAAGCAACACGTCACCCAGCAGCATCGGGGATCGCATTCTGCAGCGGCTGCGCGTGATTCATCCCAGAACGGCAACCAAGACCGACCTAAATGCCGACCCATTGGTTGGTGGCAAGGTTTTGGCAATACAGAAGGCGCTCCAACGCCTAGTCCAATCTGGTTTGGTTGAGATTGCTGGTACGACCCCAACGAAGAAAGGGGGAAGACCTACGAACCAGTACAAAGCTGTTCTTGCGCGTGGAGAGCGTGAAGAGGTTGTCCATTTACCCAAGAACCCTTCTCTTGGAACGGATTTGCAATTGGACAACAGCCAATTGGACAAGGGTTTGTCCAATTGCTCTGCTACAAAAGCTGCCTCAGCTCAGAGCAATGAGACAAGCCCTGAAAATAAAGAGGCTTGTCCAATTGCAGACCCCAGTGCTGGAGCGGATAGTGAGGTAAATGGACAAGGCTTTGTGTACCCCCCCGCGAGGGAGGAAGAACGCACCAAGGATGAGTTGAATGCGTCTCGCGATAAGGCGTGGGATATGTGGAGCGTTCAATCAGACACCTAAAAACGCTGTATCTTTATGGGGACATTTTTGTCCCCTTTACTACAACAAACACTTGTGGCCTACGACATTAAGGTTCCCGACAGCGTTCTTACTTCTGCCGAACGGCTCTCACTAAAAGACTTACTGGACTCACCTTCGTTCCAGTGCTTTTTGATCAGTGCGATCGGCAATGGCATTCAAAACTTCCACAAGTTTTCGGATGTCACGGATGAGCGTGACGAGTTTTTGATGTTCCGTATCGACCAAATCTTCAAAGGCATCCCTTACGACACTCGAAGGGCTTGCTTCGATGAGGTGGCTCGTCTGTATCGCGAACGCCGTGAGGAACGGGAAGAACGGCGCTATTGAGTCTCAATCTCACTAGGTAGCCAGCCTTTCTTCACCATCTGATTGATGGTGTCCTGCTGGTGTAAGTAGAGCTGCATCAGTTTCACTGACATCTGTTGCAGCTCACCTACATCTGTGCAGCCTTCAATCTTTCTACGGAAACGTTGAAGTGCAAAACTACGGTGCATTTCCATCGTTCCAACTGAATCACTACTACATTATGTATCTACTGAAGAATTTTGGGCAGACTGGTGGCAGGCCGAGGCGTCCGATGGAGCTGACGACCATCACCTACTACAAGGTCTCGGAGGTCGAAGGTTTCCTCGCGGTGGCTCGCTATACCGCTTACAACCCTGACGGTTTGCCCGAAGCGATTTGCGAAGACTTCTACGCAGACGACCCAGAGGAGTTTTGCCGCCTCGAAGAAGACACGCATACGGCACTTACTGGTGGCATTGACGTATCGATAATGAGTGCTTATGAGTCGGATATATTTCCGGTGATCTCTACCTATCTCACCTTTTAAGTGCTACATTTCACAAGTCCCCTGCCCCACTAGGCATGACCGAAATCCTTGATCTCCAGAGCTTCGAGCTTGTCGAAGGGCCTACTGGTCACTTTGTTCGCTACGTCGCCACCATCGCTGACATCATTCAGACGTCACCAGCAACTCGTTACGACCCACCAGAGTTCGGCAGTTCTACTTGCCGTGGTTCGGTCTGCCTCGATGACGACGACCCACTACCCAAGACAGAGCAGCAGTTTCTTGACCTGGCTCGTGATGTTTATGACTGGCAACCCATCGAGGACACCTACTAATGCCTAGCGACAGTTACATGGGCCGCAAGAAGCGGTACGACCAGTTTCCGTTCCAGGTGCAAGCTTGGCGTGAGCACCGCTGGAACGTTGTGAGCTGCCACATGACGGCGAAAGCTGCTCAGAAAGGTCTCGCGACAATACGCAAGTGTCAACCTGGCGCACCTCATCTTTATCGCCAAGTTCACTGCACAAGCGACGACTACATCTGGGTCGATCCATCCAACAAACAAGCACTTGAAGCATCATGATCATCTCCACTTACAAAGACGAAGGCCCGTACTACGCACCAACTCGTTGGTCAGCAGAGGTTTTTAGCACTCCTGAGTTCGTTTATCAGATTCGTACAGCAATGGAAGAAAGCGCCGACTACGTCGGTGTCTTTGATGATGTTGGTGCTTGTAAAGGCATTTGGTGTCGTGAAGCTGAAGCTGAGTACGGCGAAGGTGAGTGCTACGACGTCATGTATGTCGTCAACCAGACCTACGTTCTGGAACGAGACCATAATTTTTGTTTTTTAAATGCCCTCAAACATCTCACCGACAAGTGACCTAGTTAATTCACCGGCCCACTACACCAAGGGCCGGTTTGAAGCGATTGATGTAATTGAAGATGTCATTCGCCACGCACCAGATCCGATCAGCGGTATGCTGCTTGGGAACACGTTGAAGTATCTGCTTCGCGTGTGGTTTAAAGCTTGTCCGCACCAGGACGCCTCAAAAGCTCGTTGGTATCTCGACCGCCTGATCCAGCATCTGGAATCAGAGCAAGCGGCTGAGCTGTACAAGCGCCTCGAAGACAACCCACCGCCTTTCGATGATCCGCTCCAATGATCACTCCCCGCTTCGACAACTCGCTCCACGATCTTCCTGCTGAAAAGAAGATCTTTTTTGCACGCACTGAGGCCGGTTGGTATCTCGATGATTCCGGCTGGTATGCACCAGATGGGACTCATGAGTCCAACTGGCAAGGCGTATTTCCTGAAGAACACCTCTTTTAAATGACTTACACAACGTATTTCGGTGTCGAGCATCTCGACAAGATTTTTACTGCGACCAGGATTGCGTTCGATACGGAAACGCTCCAGCTACAGCCTAAAAAGGGGAAGCTTCGGCTGCTTCAGTTCGGTGCTGAGTCGACTAAGTCGATCGTTGTCATCGACCTGTTCGATGTGGATGACGATGGCTGGGACAAGATTGACTCTTTCCTGCAGAACGGCGATCGCGAGTGGTTCGCGCATAACGCTGTGTTTGATCTTGGCTGGTTCCAAGAGTGCGGCTTGCGGTTGAGAGGCCGCGTCTACTGCACCATGCTCGCCAGCAAGTTAGACATGAATGGCGTTCCAGGTCTCAAGCATGGCTTAGCCCACTTAGCTAAGCGGTATTTGGAGTTGGACATCTCGAAGGAGCAGCAGGCGTCTGACTGGAGCGCACCAGTGCTCAGCAAAGAGCAGCTTGAGTATGCCGCCAAGGATGTTGAGGTTCTTTTGAAACTTGATGAGGTTCTTCCTGGGAAGATTGCAGCTGCTGGTTTAGATCCTGCTTACTGTTTGGAGTGCAAGGCGCTTCCGGCCATGGCGCAGATGTGGCGCACTGGCTTGCCGTGGAATCGTTCCAACTTGGAACAACTTCGTAACGATTATGAGCATGACATTGCGGCACTATCTAAGGACTTTTTGTTCGAGCTTGATGAAGCCCTTCCGGAAGGACACAAGCTGCCCAGAGAAACAGACGCTCGATTGGCTTATCTCAAAGAGAAACTCACGGAAATGGGTAATGATGACGTTCTGCGAGAGCGATGGTTCAAAGAAGTGGAGGATATTGAAACTTCCCCGGCAGTATTTAACTTACGACCCAAGGACGAAGGAAGCATTAGGTTGGGGACCAAAAAATACAAGGGCTTTAATCTCAGTTCACCAAAACAGCTTCTGGAAAAGTTCACTGCGCTCCTTGGGCAGCAACCCGTTGACGGAAAAACGGGTAAGCCAAGCGCGAGCCGGGCGGCGCTCCAGGCTTATGCGCCTGATCACCACGTTGTTCAGACCTACTTGGCTTGGAAAAAGGCTGAAAAACGCCGTC